GCTTCGTTAAACTGTTGTTGAGTCCACACCCAACCGTACTCTGTATCTGATAACCCCATAGGGGCTTCAGACCAGTCGATAAGTTCTCTAGAGAACTTAAAGGTGTCCGGATTTGAGAGAAATGGCATTAACTGTTTCCAGAATCTTTTTGGGAACAATTCTAGAAGATTAACTGCCGGGATCTGTTTGTATCCGAGGCCCCCTAATTCTTGTAAAAGTTTTAGGACTGATATAGGGTCGTAAGACACCTTTATTAGGGATAACGGCGTAACTGCCGAAATCTGGTTCCCTCGTCAAAATAATTTCTTTGCGAATTCGCAAGAATGTTTTGAAACTGTAGACTTGTTGCTGTTTAGCTCTAGGCCAAGGTCTAGGCATAATGAGATGTACTCGTTATATATTTCGTTATGGAAGATGACTACGTCATCCCCTAAAACAAAGTAACCATGTTGGCGGAATACTTTCATTAATTCCCTTTTACGGGTTTTAACGGAAGATTTATCTCCGTCCTTCGGTCCTATTATCCTGTACGCTGCGAACTCTACGAGTGCGTGGTGAGTAAGGGTGGCTAGCGGTCACGAGCTTAGAAAGCCCATGGGCTGACCGACCTCGTAACTAATAGTTTCTCCTGAAGCTCCGGATATACGGAAACTACGGTTGATCACTGTGTATCACAGTTTAACTATTATTGCAGATGTCAACGCCTCCAGAAGCGCCAATTGAGGTCCGATTGGAAACCGGTCCGTAAATTGTGTAGCATCAGAACTTCCCATAAATAATTTATGGTTCGATCTGAAAGAAATCACTTCCCAAGGTTTTCCGTGATTAGAAACCGCGGATGTTGGGAGTGTTTTCAAAGTGTCCATTAAGAATGTGTGGATAGGTTGCAGCACAGCTGCAGTGAATCCATCACCAATGGCTACGACTCGTGTCTTTAGACCTTTATCAGGTACAAAAGCTACTCGTCCTAGACATAATTCTATAAACGAATTACCTTGACTACATACTTCTTTATAAGCGCGGCCATGTTCATCGATGACGTTTTGCATTCACTCTATGAGGTCTGCAGAACAAGTGTGCCGGGCTAGCCTTAGCAGGCTATCCCGTAGCACATCATTAGTGGATAATGCGACTGCGTCCAAGACTAGCGTT